TTTTGGACCCGATCAATGCTTTCAAATTCACTTTTATTTGCGAATTGCGTTAACAATTTGGAAAAGATTTTACTATAAATCACGTTACCATCAACGCTATTTACACCTTCCGTGACTTTGTTCTGCAAGTCCGGGCTGTTCAAGATCTGTTGTTTGATCTGATCAGATAGCTTGCTAGTGTCTGGTAACGTTCCGGCTTTCTTTAGGGCTTCTTCTGCCTTTGCGTTCGCTTGTGCGATTGATTGGGTTGTTGAGGCTTGAGCGTCCGAGATTTGTTTATCAACCTCTTTCTTGACCCTGTCAATATCCTCTGTGTCGATCCGTTTCTCCCACTGCGAACCATTCCAGACGTACATACGGTCATATAGACCGTTCTTTTCAAACCAGATGTCACCTACCTTGTGCTCTTTATTGTCTGGGCGATTGTACCAGACTTTGTTACCTTGAGCATTTAATAGATAGTCCGGTAGGGTATTTACTAGACGTTGTTGATTGTTGGCCAGGTCGTCAATCTTACCGGATAGGTTGCTGGTCATTGATGATTTAAAGCCATCACCGATAACTCCGACCTCGACACTGTCATTCTGCTCTAGCAATACATCATAGACAATAGTTGTCAGTTTGGCATCTTCACTAGTAAGCCCGATCTGAGGATAATAGACGGGGACGATGTCGCAAAGTTCAGCTTCTTCTAAAATCTGAGTCAGTTTATAATCAAGTGTTTTTGATAAGTCTACATACTCGATTTTAGTATTGATTTTGGGGAGTCCTAGACGGTTATTAATTGCGTATTCTTTGGCAAGTCTGCGTAACTTGTCAATCGTTGGGACTTCCTTGTCTTTAAAGTTAGACGAGAAGTCAACGATCAAAACCCGTCGCTCATTGTATAAGCCGATATAAGGACCGTCTACATATTTCTCAGGTAGCTCAACTGTGATTTGTTGGCTAGTTGATCCACCGTCCCCATTTCCTTGATTTTCCGGGGTGTAGGTAGCGTAAGGATAGACGCTGGTATAAGCACCCTCAATATCTTGGTCATCTTCTGCTCGCAGGATATTGCGACCATATTCCAGGACAGTAGGGCTTTTACGTCCTAGCTGTTTATGCAGTCTGATAACGGTATTATCAAACTCGTATTCACCGCCCCAAACATCAAGGATTGAGCCTTTGACACCGCCCAGGGCATCACGCGCCGTCTTGAAGTCTGCGATATTCCAGATTGTCTTTGAGGTTAGATCAATATCAGACCATGTATCAAAGCGAATACCTCCCAGGGCATTTAAAGCCCAGATAGCCAAAGCTGCCTGAGCAGTTCCCGATACATTGGTATTATTCCTAATAGCCATCTTTTCGGTCAAGTGACTGATATGTTTTGCATAGACTTTTAAAATGCCTGTACTGTCCTTAAGGATACGGGAAATGAAGAAAGTCTGATTTTTGGTCCGTAAACCAGCATCAGACTTGATCCGCATATCGTTTTTAAACGTACCGGCAAGCGGGCCACTAGCCGGGTACTCGATATAAAGAGTGTAGTTCCCGTTTCGCTCTCGTGTGACTTGTGCCTTTGTCGCGTCAATTTCTCCCAAACCGTAGGTTTCGAACGCTGTTTCGTTTGCATTATAAAGAATAGGTCTCATAATTTGACCCCCCAGTTTGGGATCATGGTAACAGTAAAATTCCCGTCCCAGCTTATTAAATTCCGTCCAGAGTCCAAGTAAGGCATCTGGAATTGCGGAGATCTTACAACCTTATCCCATGCTTGCAAGTTGCCAGAGTAGACTTGGTTTGCTTGCATATCTAGCGTGATCTTGTTCTGTACGGCCTTTAACTTGGTCTTACGACCATTGATAGTTAGCGTACAATCACCAGATCCCACAAGCGTGATGATTGGTTTTGCGTTGACGTTGCCGATGCCGTTGACTGTAGCACCGTTCGAAAGTGTTTGGCTTGTGCGCCCTTGCTTATAAAATTTGACTGGATAGGTCAAAAAGTTCAGCTTGACTTTGCCGAACTGGCGCATAAGGCTAGACACTTCAAAAGTCTCAATAAATGCCGAACGGTAGATAAAATCTGGGTCCCAGGATAGAGTTAAATCTTTGTAGCCGTCAACGTTTAGCCAGTTACTGATCTCGCTTTCTGCATCTGTGAGCTTACGATTAGAAAGGACGGTACAAGGCAGTTCGATAGTCACCGATTTAAGACGGTTCTTTGAGATCAATAGATCGCCATCACGACCAGGGACAGCTACTGTTTCCACGTCGCTACCAGTCGAACTAATAATATAGTCGCTGGTCACTCGTAGCCCGTGAGTAGTGCTTGATACACCGTTAAAAGTAAAACTTCCCATTATGCCATTCTACCTCCTTCCAAATTTGTATAGTAAGCAAGCTCACGCAATAGCCTGCGCATATTTTCCGGACTAAAGAAGTTGTCATTAGCCGTGCCGTTTGCGTTAAGTGTGTAGTTGTTGGTTACGTTTGAGCTTGAGCTTCCACCGCCTGCATATCCAAAGCGTGTAGCTAGTGTATCGGTCAGACCACTGACAAGATCACCGCGCCCTGGCAAGTTGAAGCCAAAGCCGTCCGTGTATTTCTTACCGGATTCTACTGTCTTGTTTGCGAGGTCAGTCATTGAGTCGTCGACATAGTAGCCGTACTTCTCGATACCTACTGCCATACCTTCCGGGATAGCGCGACCGACTTGATCTCTAAATACCTTAGATGGCGAGTTGATAGCCAAAGCAGACCGAGCTGCTGCCACAGCTCCGAATGCAATGCTTGATGCTGCTGATGCAACTGCTCCAGCCATCGCGTAGATACCGCCCATCATACCCTCGCCAATAGACATACCGGCATTATATCCGCCGTTGTATCCGCCGGCCATTCCGTTGTGTGCCGATGCCTTGAGGTTGCTAGACGCGTTAAATACTGCTCCGTTATGGCTTGCCACCCCACTAGTGACACCCGTACCGAATTGTGAGCCGGCATTTCTACCATCATGCCCTAGTGATCTAACAGATGTATTAATCATCATCTTCATCGCATTAGACGCACCAGTAGCAATACCTTGCGAGGAATTAATACCACCACCGATGCCAGTACCGAATTGTGAACCGTACTGTTGCCCGTTCATGGACATCGCGAGGAATTGAGCCGAAATAGCAAGGTTCATCACAGATGCTGCACCAACTGCTACCTGTTGACCGACAGCGATACCGGTTGCGATACCAGAACCAAACTCGGACCCTTTGTTTTGTCCGTCTGTGGCCATGCCGTCCATCGTAGCGGTTGCGTTTGATTTAAGGGTACTTGCTGCACCTTGCACGACATCGGACCGGCTCAATACACCATCTCCGACACCCGCACCCAGTTCAGCACCTTTTGCTTGCCCCTCGCCGAACAAGTTAGCTAAAACGCCTAGAGATGCATTTTTAAGGCCCTCTACAGCCCCTTGAGCTGATGCTTGGTTCTCCGTGATCCCTTGGGCATACTGACCGCTTACTTGCGATCCGCTATACTTGGCTTCAGTTGGCAAGTTGTTAAATGCTTGCTTAGATGCCTCTGTGACTTCTGATGCCGCCTGTTGGACGTCACCTTTGCCAGACCTCATACCCTCTGCGGTCTTTTGAGGAATCTCACGGCCTTTAACTTCAAAGCCTGCATCAGCGAGTGCACTTCTGAACTCATCACCGATAGCAGTTACCATACTTTGGATTTCTGGAGGTAGCTCTTGACCAGTTGCACGAATACCACGCAAGAAGCCTTCCTTGGCTTTGTCGCCGGCTTCCGTCCATTTAGTATTAAGAGCGCCTAGCTGTTCATCTGATGCATTGACAAGGGCCTGCGTTTGGTCTGCCATTTTAGGGCCAGCCTGGCGCATTTGTTCGATAAGCCCTTGGTCAAGTCCGCGTTTCGCTAGTGTTTCAAGGTTCTGTGACCACTTATCTACTGCATCGATGTTCTTCTGCAAGTTAGCAGTCATTTGATCCGCAGATAAAGCTGTCTGCTGTTCGATAGCCTGGAACGCATTTTGAACTTCGCTTTTAAGATTAGCAAACTCTTGTTGCATCATCTCTACAGCTTTACGCTGAGCCTCGTTCATGTTCTCCATCGTATAAATCATACGACCAGACGCATCTTCTGTAGCTTTCGCTTGGGCTTCTAACGAATTTTGAATGATGCCTGTCAAACGTTCTTCTTGTTCGCCTAATTGTGCCTTAGCATCTTGAAGTTTCTTAGAAGCCTCTTCAGCTTCCTCGTCAATCTTCTTACGCATACCCGCTTTTAGAGTATTTTCGGCCCATGTCAAACCTAAGTGCGTTTCTTTCGAATCCACTTCTTCAATGGCTTGTGCGTGTTTCTTTTTAACCTCTGCTTCTTTATCTTCGATTTCAAGCCGTTTCTTGGCAATCTCAACCATTCGCTGTTGTGCCGCCTCGGCTTCCGCTGACTGCTTGGAGATTTCAATCTGCTTACGGATAGCGTCCGTAGTCATGTTGATCGTGCCCGTTGCTTTATCATAAACGAGGTTTAGGCCATCAATACGTGAGTTGAGGATTTCAGCAGCCGAAGCAAGCTCTTTCTTCTGAGCTGCAGTCTTATTCTCGACTGCATTTAGTTCATCGATCTTTCTGACCAGTCGCTCGTTATCTTCTGCTGTAGCTTTGATTTCGTTTCTGCGATCTTTGTAGGATTCGTTGCCTTTGCTCACACTATCGTGCAAGTCGTCAATGGAACGTTTGAATTCTTCGTTCTCAGCCTTGGCTTTCTTTACTTCCTCGCTTTCCTGTGTCAACCATGACACCAGACCAGCGATAGCACCAACAACCAGAAATACTCCACCAGATGAAAGAGAAGCCAAAGCCCCAGCTAGTCCGGTAGTGGCCCCTTGTGCTATTAGAGATGTGCTGGTTAAGGATACAAGGGAAGAAATAAGCGTACCAATCAAGCCACCAATTCCCTTGATGATAGAAAGGCCTAGCATTGCCCCTTTAAAGAGCAATACTGCTGATACGACACCAGCGAATACCGAGATAAGCGGGTCTAAAACAGGTTTAAGAAAGCCTAATACACTGACTAAAGATTTAACAACTGGAGTAGCACCACGGATCACACTGATGATAACGTTAAAGGTACTATTTACTGCTCCTTTAATGCTATCAAGGTTCTGGGCAATGCTCTTACCAGTAACTGCCTTGCTCATCTTGTCAAACTCGGCAATGACATTCGCGATACCTTTTGCTACCGCGTTCACGATGTTGCCAAATGAAGTCTTGATACCTTCTGAGTTTTTCTTCGCCATCTCGGCAAAGCCGTTTGTACCCTTGTTAAGCTCAATCAGTCGCTTACTGAAATCAGTAAACGTGATCTTGCCGTCTTGTAAGGCTGAGTAGAAGTCTTTCTGGGCCGATGCACCAGCAAAACCAAAACTTTCAGCCGTCTTCTGCAAAGCGTAAGGCATTGTTTCTTGCAAGGTCTTCCAACTTTGCATATCAACCTTACCTGCTGATAACATCTGGGTGTACTGTTGCAATCCACGGCTTGCATCTTCCGTAGATGCCCCAGATGCAAGAAATGCGTTGTTTAGGGCAATTGTTAGCTTGGTAGACTGTTTAAGGTTACCAGTCATTGAGGTTAGCTTCTGCGTAGTCGCTACAACCGTATCGAGTGTTGTTGGTAAGCCCTCAATGCCCTCGGCAAGCAACTTGGTAGATGATGCTACATCTTTTGACGAGTGCCCGAGTGATTTCATCACTTTCGGGAACCGTTGCAAGGTATCAAAGCGGTCAATAGCCTTGTCCATTGACTGGCTTACAAGGTTCATGGCTGAGCTGACAGCTTTAAAAGCTACCGCACCGACCGAGAAGTTCTTGATTGCGTCTTTGATTTTCTCAAAGCCTTTAGCACCTTGTCCGGCTTTATCACCGCCAGCCTTGGCATCTTCACCAGCCTTTTTAAAACCGGCACCACCACCCTTGGCTTCTTCACCAGAGGCTTTCACTTTGTGTCCGGCTTGTTTAAAGCCTTCACCGCCAGAGCTAGCTTCATTGCTGGCTGACTTAATTTTGTTTGATGCCTGTTTGAAGCCATCTCCGGACCTTTGGGCGAGATCAGAGCTTTCCTTAACTTTCTGACCGGCTTGTTTAAAACCAGAACCGGAGCGCCCAGCTAAATCAGAGCTTTCCTTGATCTTTTCACCAGCTCTTTTAAAGCCATTCCCAGAGTTGGAAGCGACTTCTGAACTTTCTTTGATCTTCTCACCAGCACGACGGAAGCCATTACTAGAGGTTTCCGATAGTTTCGCACCCTCGGCCATACGGTCACCGGCACGTTTAAAACCTTGTCCAGCTCTCAGAGCCTTGTCACCGGTTGCCTGGATACCGTCGCCTGCAGTCTTGACCCCTTGGCCCGATCTACGGGCTTCGGACTCTAAACGCTTCAAGGCATCTGATAACTCTGTAAGTTTGCGTCCGTTAACCTGGACGTCAATAACTATCTTTCCATCTGCCATTATTCATCTCCCTCCTTTCCGTCTAATCTATATTTGTTCTGTAACCGGCGCATTTTGGCCTTGTACTCGCTACTATCGTTCGTAGAGGGTTTCCAAGACCGTATCTCTACTAATTGAGATACAGCCGTTCCTTCTGGCAAACCGTTGAGTAGCGCGATAAATTCGGGCCATGTAAGCCGGCCTTGTGCTTCAAAGAGGTTGATATTGTACGCTTGCACAAAACTAGCGTATATTTCCTGCGCATCTACTTCAAAATCAATTAAACGTGTATCATCTTCTTCGTCATTGGCTACCGGCATAGGGTTCCCGTGGCGGTCATAAATCACGCGCTCTTTTTTTGTCCTCAAAAAATGCTCGTCGATATAATCCCACACGGCCACTATTTCCTCTGGGTTGTCCAAGGCTTCGTCCGTCATCATTAAAACCGCTGTACGCATCTTCTCGAGATTATTCATAACTTCATTGTCAAACATCTCAAAGACATCAAGCACCAAGTCAAAGGAACAGTCCACCTCAAAGGTGCGCCCGTTCACTTCAAAGGAGTTTTCTATAGGCTCATTTAACTTCATGAGCAGTCCCCCTTTTTACTTTTTGCTGGTTTTCTTCGTTTTCTTCGCTTTTGCTTTTTTTACAAATGACTCAGCAACCGCACCCGATGCTTTAGCTCGCTCTTTGCCTAGACGGTCAAGTTCAGCCCCCAGCATGGTATCTACCTCATCAAATGCATGATCCAAAGCGTCAAGGTCTGGATAGCGTTCGTAGATTTTAGCAAAGGTACCATCACCGAATAAGACATCATACTTAATCTCCGTCATTTTCTTCTGCATTTCAAAGGCTTCGTCAATGACTCGCTTGTTAATGACTCCTTCTTTGAGATCGTCAAACTCTCCGTTATTGGAGCGCTCAATCAGCTCTAACTGGTACTTGTTAAAGCGTTCTGCGATCTCTTCCTGGAGCGTAGAAAGGCGCGAGATATTTTCTAGTGATGTATCGAATTGAAGTTCGATTTCTCCGATTTTAATGGGAATGTGATTGCGTTTTAGTTCGATTGAAATAGACATGATTTCCTCCTTTATGCACAAAAAAGAGCGTCCCAAAATGGAACGCTTTACTTTCTAACTATTAGCCTACGACTGCAGTAGTTTTTGGAAGTGAGTTGTAAGAGATCTTACAAGAGAATTCCTCGTAGTTTGCAGCAGCCCCAGAGCCTGCCTTGATTGCTGACACGGTAGCAATTCCGACGTGTTGGTTCTTACCGTCAGAGTCTACCACTTTATGCCAAACAAGGCGATCATTTCCAAGTTTGTATTTCAACCCAGCGATAAGAGCCATTGCTTCATCTTCTTTGTCGTAGGTACCTTTGAATGTGTATGATCCTTTTACAGATGTTACAGTAGTTTCTTCTGTACCGTCGCCATCGTAGTAAGCGACTGATGTTGTAGCTTCATCTGTATCGTCGTCCACATCTTCGATCCATTTTGCAAGCTCTTTGTAGGCTTCTTTTGCTGGTTCAGTCTTTGGATCAGTGACTGGTGCGATAAAATGCCCGCGGAGGGCGTTCTTTTGACGTGCCATATATTACACTCCTTTATTATTCAAGATTGTTAAGTTTGCAGTTATATCCTGCAGATAAATGTAAAAGCCCTGCTCGTCCCGTTCGTTTAAGGAGGGCTGGGTTGTTGTTAGGTTATTAAAAATATATGAGTTGTTTTGACTCGGTAAAACTAGATCAAACTCGGATAGTGCCTTGTTAATTTCCCAAAGGCACTCACTAGCTGTTGTCTGATCTTTGACCTTTACTGCGATTTCGAAAATTAGAGTCACATCTCGCGAGCCGTCCATATAAACACGCTCAACCTTACCGCCTGGTAGTGGGTATAAGACCAAAGAGTCCAGCTCGCTTAGAAAGTCAAGCTCACAAGCAAGCGGGAGGTTTAAGGTGTTGATAAAATCGCGCAAAACAACGTTAAAATCATTGTTACTTTTCATTTATTAAACCCCATTGCTCTCAATCCAATTTCTGCCCACTTGTTACCGTGGTTTGCTGATGCCTTTAGGTCCCAGCGCTTACCAGTTCCAGGGGTCGTGTACTTGCTAAAGCTAAAACTGCGATACTTGTTATAAGCACCACCGTAGAATTGGGCGCGTGCGTATGGTGTATTGTAGATAATCTGCGAGCCATTGCCAGCGACATGACCGCTAGATCGTAGCGGGCCATGCAACAACGGCACATACGGCTCCATATCTAATAAGGCTTGGTTTGCAATCTCTAACTGCGCCTTTCGCTCCGACGCTTGCGATGTCTTCCGTGTTGCTCCGCTCAAATCTATCGTGACATTGATGCCCATCACATCACCTCGATTTCGTAGCAAAAGACTTTGCGGTTGAATGGTTCATAAACAGGAACGATCTTGTTTACGATGTATTCATCGTCGCCATCTTTTACAATCGAATTGCGAAATGACGAATCAAGCTCAACGTTGCAATAGCGAGGATATACGAAGATAACACCAGGCGCTCTAAATGACGGGTTCTTCTGCCCGGACGGGTTATTTACTGACCCAGGGCCGTCAAAGTTACGGTCGAAGCGTACTGGGCTTAAAAGAATAGGGTAGGAGAATTCATCTTTCCCCCACCCGTCTTTTTT